TTCTAGGAGTGATCAATGGCAGGAGCAGACTTCAATTATCGCCCTTTCTGCATTTAGGGGCGCACCTTGATCGGGCATTCAGTTCTCCTGTCTCTCAACTACAAAGCAATACTGCTCTACTTGATAACCCAGTTAACCTGGGAGATTTTAAGGCTGTCCATTGCCCGGATATCAGAGCAAGAGGGATGGCTGTGCGGGTTCGTGGCCCGTGGCGGCACGACCCGCCTGCTCACCTGTCCTTTCTCTTAATCTGAAAATCCTACCTTTGGTGCCCCAGTAGGTCTGGGAGATGTTTAGGCTGTCCACTGCCAGATGTTGAGGCTATCCACTGCCTGGCCCACCCGGGGGCTCAAGGGAGCTTAATGCCAGCCGTCTTAGCCGCACGAGCGCGGTTAGACTCCCAAGCTTGGCGACGCTTGGCATACTGGGCATCATCTTCACCTTCTTTCCTTCCGGGCGCTGACCACTGGCATGGGCACACATGCGGTTCCCCGGTCTTCTTCAGAACAACGGGGTGTTGACACGCATCAGCCTCAGCTTTCCCCTTATCACTGCTTGATAACAGCGCCGGGAGTGGTGGTGCAGCCTTCGCGTCAGCCTTGGCGGTAGCGCGACTCTCGTGAGCCTGCCTCAGTGTACTTCGTCCGAGCTTGAAGATGTCCTCAGGACCCAAGGTGGCACCCTTGGGGAGAATAACTTCGCCATCGATGACGGTGACTGACTTTGGAAGAACCAGCTCGACCTCGCCAAACCCTGGGCTATTGAGTAACTGCCCCATGTTGTTGACAAGTCCGAGCCAGGCCACCATGCAGGTACGATCCAGGCTGAGCTTGAGGCAGGCTTCGTCAATGCAGAAATCCATCCACGGTGCGCGGACGTTAACGACGAAACCATCATCCCCAGCTGTTGGGCGCTTCCAGCGACCAGTTCGCTCAGCTGCATCCAGGAGCTCTTGCACAATAGGTGTGTTACTGTCAGTGCAGGCAAGGCTGGTGAGCTTCTCGCACAACTTACGGGTGGCATTCCCGGGATGCGCGGCGGCGAGGTCAACGGTGAGATGAAACTTAACAATCATGCGACCGAAGTCAATCATGGTATTAGTGTCACCCGTGAACACAAGATCGCTGTAGTACCGACCCAAAAAGTTCACACCCAGGCAACCACGGCGAACGAACACGCATTCCATGCTCATACCGAAGTCGGAGGCCACTTTCTGAAAGATTTCCGCATCTAGGTCAGCGGTGAAACCATCGTCCCCACCATAAAGTCCGATCCCAACCCAGGCCTCAGCAGGAGTTCGCCCTTGAAGGCGCAGCGCTGCATAGGAAAAGAATGCACTGCGCGCAGAGTTCAACGCGGCAGTGTCAGGGAAACCGGAGAGTTGAGTCTCATCAGTCCAGTATTCAAATCCACCTGGGGTTTGGGCTATGTATCGGAAGGTCTTACGCCGCAGCTTGAACAGGGCGGCGTGGTGGCGCTTGGCGTACGCACGAGCGAGGAGCATCTGATCGAACTCACGAAGGGCCAGCTTGACGTTTCCGTCGAAGCGGTTCGCATCGGTGTCGAGGATTCCTATCTTAGCGCTCTGGGCTACGGCAGCTACTGCTTCATTAATCTTAGCAGGCTTCATGCCGAATGCGTACCATGGACAACTTCTGCCGCCACTTATGCCAGGAAGGCCACAGTCAGTGAACTGTGTGAAGTGGTCTGCGAGCGGGTACATGTACTGACTCCACTCAAGCATAACAATAGGTGCGGCAGGACTGATGATCCTGGGGTCCGTAGGTTTTCCGTAAGTCTCTCTCTTATTGAAGACTTGCAACTTAAACGGATCGGGCTTTCCACTGAGAGCGGTCGCATTTCGATTCTGCTGACCGGGAGCGGGTTGGCGCTGCAACACCTCGTGGATGGGACATGGATCGAGAACGCCAGGCGTAGGAAACGCAAACTGGGCGAACTCCGCAGAGAGAGCTATGTACTGTACAGGCATCTCATCCACTCGGTTACCGGTGAACTTCTTGACGCGCCCTTCAGCTGCTTGGATTTGTGCTGGCAAACCGCCCAACGGGACGTAGGCACCTCCCGTGACAAATGGCTTCATGAAAGGAACAGCAAGTGGCCTCTCTGCAAGGCCATCCAAATTGCTCGTGTACTTCCTCTCTCCGACCATGGCGGTTCCGATGGACAAAATTGGCAGTGGTCCAGGATTGGCTTTAAAGAACTCAGCCAGCAACCCTGCCTTTCCCCGCAATTGCACCATGCGGTTCTCCAACTCCAATGCGATCGTTGCGTGGGCCTGACCGTAGGAGCTCGCACAAGATAGGAAGTGGCAGCGGGCTGCCTCAAAATCCGTCTCGGGGAGGGTGAGAGCGTAGGGGCTATCTACGCGCCCAATGGACACTGTCGTACCTTCTGAGGTCATTGTCCGCAAACAAACGAAGCCTTCACAGACGTTCGGTTTGATGCGCTCCAATGTAGCCCCTCGAAGAAGACCGACTGCCCTCGCCAGGCGTGCAACCACGGCCCGAAGGCCTGTATAATGAGCGAGGGGTGTGTAAAGGACGACTGCTCGGTCGTCGAACACGTGTTTGACGTCTTGCTGGTACACGGTGAATGGACCCAGCAAACCAAGGTAACTGTGGTCGACGACAAAGACATCGTCGGACGTATGATTCCAGAGGTGGTGTTTGTACCGAGCACCCCCAGAGACATTCATGTTGTAACAACCATCCTTGTCGAAGGAGGCAGTGACCTCCTTATCGCTCCGGCCCACCTGTGAAGGCAGAATGGTGTACATGAGTATGGGCTT